GGAATTCCCTCCACCCTTAAAGGGGTAAGGACCAAGATTACAACCAAGGTCCCAGGTTATACCACGAAGGCGCCAGACTCGTCATCACGACGGGCCTGGTGTGGTCTCTATGCGTGAGATTATTACCTCGCGCATGCTTCGACAGTTTCAACCGTTGTACCATGAACGAAGCCACTATCTTTAGCGGCCAACGCTCATTAAGGCGACAGAGGACCGTCGCCGAGTCGGTTGAAATCTCCTTTAGATGGGCTAATAACACCCCATCATGATCAGCTTCAGTTAGGATACTGAGGTCCACAACGTTCTTAACATTAAATCCTTCGATTTGATGCTTTGAACGTATTGGGGTGGATTCATCAAAGTTACAGATGAAACCACCATCACCTAGCCCTTCTGGAATCCGGAATCGAACAGATTTCGGAACTAGATAGACTAAGTGATAGAACAAGCGGCGAAAACGGTCATCACAGGCTTGATTGCACATCAAGCGATGAGATAACCGCCGAACCGCGTTCGCAAATCGGAAAACCGATTGGACCGTGCTGAGTCTATCAAGTAGATAGACAGGTTTAAAGTCGAAGCCATCGTACCAATGAGCACCACAACTTTCCCGAAACGGGCCAGAAGTGTAGGACTTCGTCGTGTTAAACGAAAATCCTAAAAGCTCAGAGGAATGATGAAAGAGTTCAACGAGATCTGTGGGGATGATAACATCATCACCATAGACAGATATACCATCAGTCGGAACTCCAAGTCTATCCGCACAAGCTAACGCGAGTGCGTAAAAGATTAGGGTTTCAACTTCAAAAGTATATCCGTTTCCCATACTCGAGAATTTTTCCCAAGTATAGGTCTTCTCGTTCAACGTTCCACGCTCACAACGAAGTCGATCCAGAAGTTCAAACCACATTGGTGGAAAGAGTTCTTTCACTAATTCGTAGGAGATAGAGTCGCTCGCACTGCTAAAGTCAATAGTCGCCAATGACCCGTCAAGGCTAGAAGCCTTGGCAAGTAGTTGGTTACGTGACTGATCAGTGAGGTCGACCCCCCTATCTCGAAGCCTTCTCTTAAAGACCGCACCAACGCCTTTTTGAAACCAGAGATTTAACCCTGGCTCAATGGCGATGACACGATCGATTTTTGATGACTTCGGGACTGTGACTACTTTGTTCCCAGTCTGAAAGAGGGGAAATCCCTCTTCCATCAGACGAGTCGCCCATGCCGGGGAATAACCCCGGATTATGGATAAAGACCCGTTGGGACAGAGTAGATCATATAACCTGCGCGTTATTCCAATCTCATATTGGAACTTATGTGGTTTACTGGCTTCCCGACTCTTAATAAGAGTAGAGGCGCCAGGGCCCCAGTCGCAGTTGTCAAATAGTTCTTGAGCACAAAACGGACCTAAGATCTTGTCGATTTTAAAGGCCATTGCGGAAAGCAATGACCCTATCTCAACGTTTTTCCAGCGTTGAGATCGCCAGATCCTAAAGTTGCGATTTGTTCGTCTACACGAGGATTCGAATAATTCGAATTTCTCTATGGCCTTAACGGACTTATCAATTTCCAGCGGAAAACTGCTGTATTTTGATAAGAACATCGTTGCCATGTAGGCGTCACGAGCCTCTGTCATAGTTACCCATGACCGAGGATCGACCTCCAAATTTACTAATTGCTCAAACTCCTCATTTTTAAAGAGGAGC